TCTAATCCTTGTTATATTTACATAACTAGGATTAGATGCTACCCCATTTGTTCCTTCTCCTGCTGTACCATTACCTGTTCCTGATCATCCTGCTACACCTGCTACTCAAGCATTTAATGTACCTGCGTTTATTATTGTTCAGGCTGTTCAAGGAGTTGAACTAGCTGTATTACCATTACCTCCATTATTACCATTAAATTGGATTGTACCGTTTCCACTTAGTGTTCATTTAACATATATTTTATATCCATTAGGGTTTAATACTCCTGGACTTGTTACTGTTAGATTATTATAAAACATATCTGAAGATAAACTTACTGATGTAGTTATTGTTACATCACCATCTCTACCATCACCAAATCATATTGTATATTGTGGTTTTAATGCTAAATTAGAGTTATCTACATATGTTTTAGTAGCCAATATGTTTGTATCTGGATATAATCTCATAGTTTCACTTGCTCCTGGATTTACTACAGTCTTAGTCAACCCACTACCTACCAACAACTTATCGTTTAGTGTCCCTGTTGTTGTATCGTTGTTTGTGATTGCCACTTTCTGATCTGCTCCACTACCACTAGCTAACTGACTAAGTGTTATTGCTGGGTTATTATCATCCTTTAATGTCATATCTCCTGTAGCTTTAATCTCACTGTTTGTTATTGTTACATTTCCAAACTTATCTATAAGTGCTGTAGTATCTGCTTTACTGTTTACTGCTGTCATTATATCTTCCCAGAAAGCATAGTTGTTAGAAAATCTTACTACTGCTCCTGCTGCGTGGCTTTGTGTAGTATAGTCTATACTTGCACCTTTCCTTACAGCTATTGATGTTACATTGAAAGTCTTAGCTCCACTATTCCATCAATCTATCTTTGCTACCTGCATATTACTTTCACCAGGATTAACTACGATATAGGAATACTTACCACTAGGCATAGTTGCTGTAGGTACACTGTTTACTGTTACTGAACCTGTACCACCACTCCAAGTTGATTGGAGGGTAGTCTGGTAATCATCTTGCAAAGGTATTGTCAATAAATCACTCATCCTATCTATAATTAAGAATTAAACTATGTTCGCAAATCAAAATACATCTATTGGTTCACCATCTACACCTATTCTAGCTTTGTTTAGTATCCACGTTCATCCTGTACTACTCATCTTGAAGTTTATACTTGAACCTGTTGTATACAAAGGGATTCTAGCTACAAACTGATATAAATATACTGCTTCTGTTTGAGCTGATCCTGTTAAGCTATCTACTCCTATTGGTCTTGTACCCAATGTTTCTGTTGGTTTAGTTTCGATAATCATATCGTCTGTTATCATACCTCAACCTACTACTACTCAATCTACCTCTATATCTAGTTGTATATCAAAGTATTTGTTCTTTTCTCCTATTACATCTATGTACTCATATGTCTTGAATGTACCAGGCTCACCGAAATCAAAACTCTTTGTCTTTAGTTCGTGTGCAATAAGTTCACCATCATCATCAAATCACGCTTCAATTTCATACATCTGGTCACTACTAGCACTAGCTAATGTATATTGATATTCACCACTTGAATTGATATAGAATCCATAATCATAAGCTGTTGGGTATGTATATTGTGTCCACGCTTTAACCATAGCGTTATATACTAGAGTTGTATCTGGGATATTGTCTCCGTTAGTATCAAATGTGAAATAATAGTTCCCTAATCTCTTTATGTACCATCAACAATTAGCGTTTAACTGCTTCTCTTCTATCTGGGTGGTTAGTTCTCTAACTGTCTCATCTAATGGCGCTGATTCTATCGTAGATGCTCAAGCACTCGTATATCTTTGTTGTAATGTATCTACACCTCTCTCAGTGAGATATACTAGACTATTTCATACATTTGCTATCGTTCTGTCTGAGTATCATCCTGTCTGACTATCTATTGGAGTTGCTTTAGGTATTATTTCTCATAATGATGATGTTTGTGTCAAATCTGCTGAATATATATTTCAAGACTTCATAACCAAAATTAGATTTCCAAATCACGTCAATCAGTTTATTCTTCAAAGCTCATCTCATCATATAACATAATAATCAGTATCTATTACAGATCAATTAGCTGGAGCTACAGATGAGTAAAATAAAGAACTTGTTGCGTTATCAACACCAGCTCAATATAATCTATCACTGACCATATTTATATATCTATATTTTGGTTGGTCTGGATATTCTGTGTATGTTGTTCCATTCCATTTAGATACTGTTGCTATAGCTCATAATCAGAATGTACCAGCCATAAGTGTTGCTAAGTTTGTTCCTTCTGGTACGTTACTCCACAATAGACTTACCTCTGAGATACTTGTTATGTTTGCTGATGTGATTATGAAATGGTCCGTACTCCACACCACTATCTCTAGTTTACTTGTTACTGTTCTTATTGCTGTCTGGATCTTTGTTGCTACATTAGCCATTGTTGTTACTCCTGTTGAGAAGTTTATCCCTGATATATCTCTCTTAGTCCCGTCTATCTTAAGTGTTATAGCTCCATCTGTTATAGCTGTCCATGTTCCTATAGTTGAGTTACCTGTCCCACAAGTAAGAAATCCAGGAGTAAATCCATCCAATCCAGCATAACTATCTACACCATTCGTAAGATAGATAGCGTTTCTGTAGACTGCAAAATCTCGTCTAGTTCTTCGTGTCTCTTGTCCTATATTCTTCTCAAACTCACTTAAACTTGATTTGATGCTTGTTCGATCTGAGCTTGTTTCATCATATACATATATATCTGTACCACTAGCACATATTGCTTGTGTTTCTAATGTATCGTCTCTTTGAAAAAAGAAGTAGGATGTTATAGGCTTATTACTTCCTACAGCACTACCAAACTTCTTGATTCCATATCTTGTTTGTATCTGTCACTTCTGGTTGTAAAACATATTCTTTGCAACAGAAAATTGATTGTCTCCTATATCACTTGATGTGCTTAGGTTTAATCATCACTTAAAGTTGTTAATGCTAATTGGTTTTACGGACATATTGTTTTATACTCTACACACAGTAAAAGCCGATTAAACTCTAGGTATCATCGGTAAACTTTTTTTAGTAAATTACGTTATCTCTCTATCAATTATTACATCTTTGGGAGCTAAATGTTAAACTCTCATCATCATACATATCCATCCCAAATAATCAGTTGATACAATCATTAAACTGAATCATCAACATATTGGCTTTAGCCTGCTTCTCTACTGACAACATAGCCAAATAAGATGCATACAAACATATAGCTTCATCATAGTCCTTTGGGAGTATACTATCTTGTGCATCTGTTATCTTTGGTAGTTTCTTCCTATATATCATCTGGATTTCTAGTCCTGCATCTGCTATTGGGTAGAATCATATCTTACCATCATAAATGTAATAAGCTGTTGGTGTTCCTGTGTTCTGTGTAAGTCTTAGTACTTGGTTTCTTGTTGTCTTACCTATAGCCATAGTACCTACTAACATACCATCCTCCTCTAATCTTACGAAGTCTTCAGGGATAGCATACATAGCTGATCCATCTATAACTAATGTTGTAAGTTGTTCACACTCTTTTCGTTGATAATTACCTTTCCTTTGTACTTTATTATATGCTTCATTTATGAAAAAATCTAAGGTAGGATTATCTCGTACATTAGCATTAGGATCTATCTTCATATAGGTTGTTCTTGTTCTTGTTCTTAGGTTTACTAGACTGCTCATAGGGATTCTTTTAGAAATTAAATCGCCTTAGAGTTCCTTGGGGGATTATTCTATTGCTCACATTATAGTTTTTTTTATCTACAGTCAAGATTTATTTCTTGATGAACGCTAAAAGTTCTTCAGGTGTAGCGTTCTTTATATCTATCTCTACCTTAGACTCTTGGATTATCCTTTGCGTGGCTTTTCATTCTACTCTGTCTACTATATCTTGACAGGCTCTAAGTTTAGTATCATCTTTCTCTGCTGTTGTAGCAATTACGTAGATCATATCCTTAGCAACTTGGAGTCTGTCCTCTATAGCTTTCTTTATGTTAGGCTTTGTTAAGTTCTCACTACCTATTGCTCTTGCACTTCATTCTGTTGTTTTCTTATATACATTCTTTACAGCTTGGGTAGCATTACCACTCTTTACTACTTCATTAACAAACTTCTCTTGCTTGATAGTAAGTTTAGTTCTTGGTTTACTTTGTTTCTTTTTTACTACTACCATATTTATTCTTTACTGATTAAAAATTTATCTAGCTTCTAATTCTTTTATTAGTTCTAATACATTCTTATCTCCTATCCATAGTTGTACTTCTTTCTCATCCATATGCTTAGCTTGGAGTTCGTCTATCTCTTTTAGATATGCTTCTATATCTGCTTCGTTTTCTATCTTACCATCAGCATTCTTTTCATACTTGTCTGCTATTGCCGTATGCTCCATAAACGGCATCTCTTTCTTTACTATCTCCATAAGTTTACCATCTTTCATAGTTAGCTTTGCTCCATTTACTGTTACGTTTTCACCATCAATAGTTAATGCTACTAGTTTATCAAATTGCATCTTTTTCATAAGTATATATATTTATAATTTAAAACATTTCTTTCTCTGAACTCGTGTCCAGAATTGTTGCATATTGTAATCACTTAACTTTCTATGGTCACATTCACATTCTTCTGAGTGGGTGCTAAACTTAACCTGATCTCTAAACTCTATCATCAGATCCATACATACTCTAGCTCTTTTATCTTGTAGTTCTTCGTATGTCATACGTTCCCTTACTCACTGTTGTCACATAGGATTTAATAATATGTGATAAATAACTTATATATATATTTTACTTTAGTATTTTCAATAGCATATCATATCTAATTTTATCTATATAACTTTCTGCTCCATTCTCTCTTATACTTTGTATCTCTTCTTTAATTGGTCTTATGAATGTAGAATATAGATGTCATTTATCTGGATTACATCACATTATTATCTTACCAACTATATTGTATTGCTTTATCTTCTCTGTTGGTCTTGATTTGATAATATTTATAGCTTTTAGTTCTACCTCTTGTGCTTCATCTATAAATGCATATGTAATCTCATATCATCATAGCCAGTTAAATTCTGTATCTGTTGATTGTGTTTTTAATGGTACAAAAAATAACTTACTTCAATTAGAATAAGTAAGCTCTTTAGTCTGCATATTCAACACATAATCAATATCTTTCTTCAGTCAATGTGCTGATAATACTTTTGTTATAGTCAAAAGAGATGTCTTTCTAAGGTCATCCCATTCTCTTCTTCATATCAACCAGACTATTCAAGGCATCTGGATACAAGTAATATTTATTATCTCAGCTATTCACCAAGTCTTTCATCATCTAGCTCATCATCAAAATAATATCTCTGTTATAAGAGGATTATTAAAACTATGTAATAGCTCTCATTGCTTCTTTGTTATCTTGAGTTGTAGTTCTCAGTCTTTTATCATTCATCGTTGATGGTTACTGATATAGATTTTATATTCTCTAATCCTGTGTGTTCTACCTTTGATTGTTCTACTAGTTTATATCCAGCACGATCAAGAACATCCTTACATGCATTAAGTTTTACTGCTGCTGGAATCTTCTTTCACTTCACCAAATCCATAACAGTATCAGCTGCAATTTGTGAGTTATTCTTGAAATACTCTACTATTGTAGGTTTTTTTACGTTTTCTATACCAATTCCTGCTGCTGTTCAATAAGTAGCTTTAGGATAAGCTTTCATAGCTGACTTAACTTTATTACCTGTCTTTAGGTATTCATCAGCAAATATCTTTTTGTTTCATTGTTAGTTGGGGATTCTTTGCTTTTGGCATTATTTTAGCTTAGATATTAAAACATCTCTGTACCATCATCCAAATGGTTTCTTACTAAACTTCTCTGTATATTCCTTTCTTAGTTCTTCTATTGTCTTTTCTTTGCTTAGTTCTTCTATTGATTCTGGTGTTATTTTTCAGCTCTTAATATATTCTATATTATATATTGTCTTACCAAATACTAATTCCTTTACTTCATCCATAATATCTTGTGCTGCAGGATCTTGATATTTTATATTCAATAGATTTTTATAGAAGTCTTCTAGATCAGCTATTACTTCGTTTATTGTTGGTAATATATCCATACTCTTTAGGTTGAGATTCCAATTTAAGATATACTTTAAGTGCTTTAGTTTCTCTATAGCTGTCATTAGTCTTTGTTAGTATCTAAAATGTTCTTTGCTACTGTTGATGGATTCATATCATCTATAAACTGTATAGCCATAAATCATAGTTGCATATACTCTGAGAACTCCTTAGCATTTGCTAATGTTCATTCAATAAAGATATTCTTTCATCTAAACTCTCATACTAATGTATACTTTGGTTTCTTTTCTTTTTTCATAGTACCTATTATAAATTAAACCTCTTTCTGATGTGTATCGTCTATCTTTCTGCCTATATAACATTGGAAGTGGTGTAGTGTATAATCTTTAGTACAAAATGATTTCCCATAATAATTCTCTGAATCTGTTGGATATTTACACTGGTGTAGAAATTCTATGATAATATCCATTGCTCTCTTATAATCTTTATTCCTTTGTTGGATTTCTGAGATCATATAAAACTTTTCTATATGTAAATAACTTATATATATATTTTACTTTAGTATTTTCAATAGCATATCATATCTAATTTTATCTATATAACTTTCTGCTCCATTCTCTCTTATACTTTGTATCTCTTGCATTATATATTCCATCTTCTCTTTATTGCTTTCCCAGATCGGTTGGTTTTTATTATGATCTATGAAGTCTATTATCTCTTGGTTATATTCTCTTTGTGATTTTCTTTTCATCTTTTATTGCTTACATTCTAAATCTTTTTCTTATTATACTCCTTTTTTATCATCAATCAACCCTTTTTTTGTCTTTCTTTTTCTTTTACTATTGGCTATCTACGTATACTGTGAGAGTTTTTACTCGCTTTTATCTAAAAGTATTATATAATATGTTTAGATTTTGTCTAGTAGAAAGTTTAGAGAAAGTATTGGCTTATTACCTATATTCTTTTATCTATATTTTACTTTTATGTAAGATTCTCTTGATTTATTACTTTTTTTGACTATCATTGCGTTATCAAATTTATCCATAACCCATTCATCTATGAAAACATTTGCTATCTACTTCGTTATCTTTGCTACTGCTACTGCTATGGGTGGTGGTATGTGATGGGGTATCTTAGCTTGTTTATTATTCAGGGCTATTCCTGTTAGATAGTTTTTATTCTCCTAAACAAAATATACAATGTTCTGAGCTACTAAAAAACAAATCTCTATCCGTTTGAAGTATGTACAATTTAAAATTAGAAGAACAGAAAGTCAGATCCAATTCAGAGGTAAATTAGATTTCAAAGAAAGAATACAACTAAAGGAAGCATTGAAAGAATTAAAGGTTGTTGAAAATTTATTAAGAAATTCATCTTTATTTGCTAAAGACTAAACCAATGCGAAGAGTCTATAGAGCTATACTTGTTCCTAGTAGGGTATGAGTAAAAGAAAAGAAAGGAGAGTTATTATTTACTTGCTTTGATGCTAGTGATATAGATATTAAGCTAAAAGAACTAGGACTTAAAAGATCTGATGTTATTAGAAGTAAAGATTGTTGATAATTCTCTTGCTTTTTGATACATTTTATGTATATATGTTGGTATACATAGAAACAAATGTATAAATACATAAGTGTATCTCTCTTAAATCGTGGTGGGTTGGTGAGATAACACCACGAGCCAACCTGTATGATTTAAGATATACACAGAACCCACCTCTAGCGATAGGAGTGGGTTTTTCTTTAGTTTATTATTTGTTTTACTTATGGACGGTCGAATAAAAATACATAGAAAGATGTTGCTATGGGGACGATATAGTGATGCAAATACATTTCGTGTATTTTTACATCTATTACTCATAGCCAACCATAAAGAAGTTAATCGAAGATGAATAAATATACCTAGATGATGAACAACTACATCTATGGAAACAGTAGCAAATGATTTGAAGCTAACAAAAAAACAAATAATTGTTGCAATAAAACACCTAAAAAGGACACAGGAAGTGTCACAAGAAAAAGTGTGAAGTTATTGGTTGATAACTGTTAAAAACTATGACTCTTATCAATCAGAGGTAACAGGAACGGTCTCTCAGAGGTCACAAGGAGGTCACAAGGAGGTCACTAAACAAGAATGAAAGAAAGAAATAACTAAAGAAATAATAAATATGTTCGATTTGTTTTGGAAAGAATATCCATTAAAGAAATGAAAACATAAAGCTATGATTGCTTTCGATAATGCTACAAAGAAAACAGATGCACAGATTATAATTGATTGAGCTAAACTATACTACAATGAATGTAAGAGAGAATGAACAGTACCAAAGTATATCAAACGACCTCAATGATGGTTAAATGAAAATAGATGGAAAGATATACAAGAAGATATTGAACCAGATACAGAAAATAAATGACATTATGAATGGTATAAGAGAAATATAATATGAAATGAGTTTACTGATCTTGATTGAACTA